TTTCAGCGTAGTGACGGACATACCATGAAGCCATAGGATCACCTGCTCGTAAAGTAAATATTGGTTCTGCCATATGCTTAGTACCATTTGGAACAACTTGCGCGTTCATGGGTCTGCCATCCTTGCTAATTTGATAGCGTAGTACAATATCGTGGCTCTGTGCTAGTGGAAACTCGTCATGCAGACTAGTTTTTCCGTCTTCGGTTATTCTTATAAAATTAGTCGTGTACATTAGTCTTTCTCCTTTAAATATTCATTTATGTCTTCAATCATTCTTTCTGCTTCTAGGCGAATAAACTCTCTTTCCACTTGCAATGCTAACTTCTCCATCTCATCTTTTGACATAAATTCAACTACTTCACTTTCCTCTTTTAAAAGTTCTATACGGGCTGTGTTCCAATCTGCAAATGATACGCCTTCCATCTCATCAAATTCTTCCTTATCTCTTAAATATGCACCCAAAAGAGTATCTTTTTCTAAATACTCGGTTAAAGTCTCCCTATTTTCTAAACGGGCTATTGCTTCATCATCACCCATATTCTTTAAGGTCTTAATCACACCTTGTTCAAACTTTGATCTAAATTTAATTACATTGCACATTACGATTATATCCTTCTACTTCTAATATTGCATTTCCAATAATTTCGGGTATTTGTGGGACTACTGCGTTACCTAACTGTTTAAGTCTGTCCATCCTTCGGGGTATCCCATTAGCCACTCGACCCACTGCGGGTTCAGTGAGCCACTGATTTTTGATGGCTTTACAGCAGTCGATAGACCTATTTGTTTTTTCAACTTTATCCGTCTTTTTATTGACGGGTCGCTCATGTTTCCCCTGTCTCTGTTGTCGCTTGCTTGTGGTGTCGGCCATAGTTTCTTCACTTCCATATGCAGCACCGCATCCCCTAAGCTGTTTGTCATCGGGTTTCTGCTTGTTTTTGCCATCGTTTCTGGCTTGCGCGGTAGAAACCTGTCGCTGCAAGTTGGTGTCGGCCATAGCTGCGTCGTCTGCGGAACTACTTGTTCCCTCAAATTCGAAGATCGTTGTCTGCGTCCCGTCTGGCTTTCTTTGAAACTCCCCGAAATCCCCGCAGGAAGATGATCCATCGTGTTCGGCGTGGCCCACAATCCAGAGCCTGTCTCGTCTATGTTTGGCGTTGAGGGCGACAGCTGGAATAACAAACGTCCTTGTTCGGTAGTTTTCACTTTCCAAGTCAGCAAGCACACTGTCGAGCCCCATATTGATGTGTCCAGCAACATTTTCTCCAATAACCCAAGTGGGCCTGTGTTTTTGGATGAGCTTAAACATAGCTGGCCAGAGGTGGCGGTCATCTTCCGCGCCTTTTCGCTTCCCGGCAAAACTGAATGGCTGACAAGGGTATCCGCCGGTAATAATGTCAACTGTTCCGTCATAATCTATTGTCCTTACATCTTTGTAGATTGGCACTTCAGGCCAATGTTTTTTTAATACTTTCTGGGCTTTTTCGTCATACTCGCAAAACGCAACAGTTTCAAAACCGCCTGTACGTTCTAATCCAAGAGAGAAGCCGCCAATACCGCTAAACAAGTCTAGTAGCTTTAACTTCTCCATTGTTAGCCCTTCAGCCCAAAATGCTCGGCTTCAAATTTTTCAATTTCCTCGATTGGAAAGCTAATACGAGCCTTCTCACCAAGCCCGTGGGTACGATATTTCGGCACACGCTTGTTCTTTTTTAAATTGTACAGCCATACACGGGTAATGCCCCATCTGTCGGCAAGCTCTTGAGGTGTTAAATCTTTTTCGTTCATTTTTTATCTCCTAAATAAATCGGCTTAATTGCCATTTCTTTATAAGAATACACATTTGGATTGTGTTTACAAGAAAAAAATTTACATAAAAAATTATTGCTATATATATAGAGAGTATAAAAAAATAATTGGAGATAAAAAATGTTAATCCATGAAATCGAGTTACCTTACCCGCCATCAACAAATGCTCTTTGGGGCATTGGTCGGGGGCGAATGTTCAAAACTAAGAAGTATGCTGAGTGGATAGAAAGATGTAAAAAGGAAATTGTCTGGGAAAAAAAGCCGCCCATAGATTACCCATTTGAAATAGAAATCGTGGTGGGTAGGAAGCGTAATAAGGACGGCTCACTGTCCAAAGTTAAGGCAGATATAGATAACAGAGGCAAGTCCACAATGGACATCTTAGAGGGTATTGGTGTCTTTATTAATGACCATTTAGCGGAGCGAGTAGACATGAAATGGAGTACGGAATTTCAGGGCGCAAGAATAAAAATATGGAAATATGAAAAACATGGTTGACTTATCATTATATATCTATATATATAGGGTACTACTTAAACAAAACGGAGAAAAACAAATGCACAAAGACTTCAATTATTACCTAGCCGAAGATATAACCATCAGAGTTGAAGTTTGGTATCGTGAATGCGATGGCGAATTTATCATTGATGAAATAACTGCCACCAATCCTGATAATGGAATGGATATTTTTGGCGAACTTAAAGGTCTGTACGAAAGAAAATTCAGCAGTTGCGAATTTATTTCTGTGGCAGATAAAATCACAAATCAAGCTGAAGAGTATTGGAATTTATAAATGACTACACCTCTGCAAAAAATCAATAAGAAGGCGCATAGCGCATCATCTATTAACAAGTTTATCGCGCAACCTGCGTCATGGGTTATGAGCTACGTTTATGGCGTATATGGCTCTGGAAGCCCTGCGATGAGCCGTGGTAAGGCGGCAGAGGTGGGCTATGACCATTACATCAATGGCGGTGAGTTTGGCGGTAGCTTAGAGAGCGCAGTATCTGCCGCCACACGCTATTACAACAAGGATACCGCCTTGCAGGGCTGTGATGAGGCAAAACGCGAAAAGGAGCGCAATGCCTTACACGGTTTTATAGAGCAAACAATCGAGGCTTTTGAGCCGTTTGGATTTCCGACATCATCTCAAAACAAATTGGAGTTAGTGTTAGAAGGCGTGGCAGACCCGTTTGTGGGTTATGACGACTACTGCTTTGCTCCGCAGGGCGATGACCCAAGACCGATTAGTATTGATCTCAAGACTACGCACAGGTTACCGAGCGATATTAGTGATGCCCACAAGCGACAGCTATCGCTGTATCAGGCTATGAAGCCTGACCATAAAATTATGATTGCATATTGCACATCAAAGAAGAATAAAATTTTTACACTTGACAGTGACGAGGCAGCTGAAATATTAAATGAGATTAGATCAGCGGCTCAGACTGTAGAGAGATTATTAGCAATTTACGATGATCCGAAGGAATTGAAAGGATTATACGCGCCAGATTTCAGTAGTTTTTACTGGAGTGATCCCATTTCGCGTACAGAGGCTAAACGCATTTGGGGTTATTAAAATCAATTAGCCCAAACTTTAAACTTTAAACTTTAAAACTTTTCTTGAAAGGAAAAAACAATGCCATTAAATTTTAACACAAATGACGGTTCAGCAGGAGCTTACATCAGATTCATGCCATCAGTAGGCGCATGGATGCTAGACGGTGACGAGATCGAGGTGAAGCAGTTCATCATGGACTTAGAAAACATCTCAACGGGATGGGGTAAGTTCGAGGCAGGGCAAGCACCATTATGGGTGTGGGATGCTGATCTCTCTACTCTTGCACCAAGACCTGCCGAGGATGGATTCAAGCGTGGATTCAAGGTCAATATGTTTAGCAAGACTAGCTTTGGCGATGAGCCAGTGCGTGAATTTGCTACGACAGGAACTGGACCGCAAATGGGACTTCAGGCGGTTTATGCTCAGTATGAGAAGGAGGCTCCAACAAACGAGGGTAAAGTTCCCGTGGTTGAGTATTCTGGGTCAGTGCCGACAAAGGTTGGCAAGGGCAATACTCGTATCCCAACACTTAAAATTGTTAAGTGGGTCGCAAGACCTTCAGAGTTACAGGCAGAGGCGGTTTCTTCCCCTACCATCTCTGCACAGCCAGATGATATTGAAGATGAATTTTAATATCTGAAGGCTCTAAGCGGCTAGGTGTTCTCTCCGTCATCTAGCCGCTTTTACCTTTATGCGGGGAGGCTAAGGAGAGACAATTTGACAGCAGATATAATAAACAAGGCACTTGAAGTTGCAGAAAACTATCCTGTATTTCCATGCAACAGCAAAAAGCAGCCCCTATGCAAGTGGCGAGAAGCCGCAACGCAAGACCCAAATAAAATTGAGCTAATGTTTTCTAATCCCAATGCCAAGTTAATTGGTATGCCAACGGGATACGCTTCAGGGATATCCGTCATCGACATTGATGTTAACAACGGCAAGCAGGGCAAGAAGTGGCTTGAAGACAATAGAGATAAATTAGGAAATACGCTCTACGCTCAGACGCAGTCGGGCGGTTGGCATTTTTACTATAACCATAAGGATGGGCTTGCCAATGCGGCAGGATTAGGCAATGGGGCGGTGGACATACGCGGTGAAGGCGGATATGTGATCACAGCTCCCTCAGACGGCTATAAATTTTTAAATGACGAGGATTTAATTGATTTCCCTGACTTTCTGTTAGGGTCATCACTTCCCGAAGTTTTTACCCCTAATAACACTGAGCCAGTTACCGATATGTTCGGAAGCATAACTGACGGGCGTGAAAAGTACATGAGCGATCTGGTTTATGCGAGCATAATGAATTACCGCAAGGATAACGGCTCTCTGCCATCCGAAGAGTACATGGTTGAGAATGTGTGGACTATTTACGCATTAAAGGTGAAATCACGCCACAGTGACGGCTTAGAGGCTGAGGATCGCGGCATTACGATGTTCATGAAGAAGGTGCGCTCAACTTTAGCCAAGTTAAGCCGTAATGATGCGCCTGTGATTGGCGAGTTTGACGATCCGGAGCCGATGCCTGAGTATGTGGAAGTTGATGATCAGGGCGAGCGAAAATTTGATATACCCGTGATGTTTAATAGTGACATCAAAGATATGCCACCCCCGTCTTTTCTTGTTGCGCCCTATATACTTGAAAATAGTTTTGCAGTTCTGTTTGGCGCACCCGCATCATACAAGTCATTCCTGGCGTTAGATTGGGCGTTAAGCATCGCTCATGGCGTAGACTGGAATGGGCGGGCGGTGAAGCAGGGTTGGGTCGTGTATTTAGCCTTAGAGGGTCAGCAGGGCTATAAGCAACGGCAGTTGGCTTGGCACAATGAAAATGGCTTAGACATGAATGACGCACAGCTTGCGACCGTGACTGTGCCTGTTTGCCTTGCTGATCCTGCACAGGATGGCGCAGATATTTATAAGCTGATGGAGAGTCTAGATTACTCATTAAAGGATAAGGATATAAAGCTAATCGTAATCGACACGTTAGCTCGATCCTTTACAGGTCACGAGGAGAACTCGTCTTTATGCATGGGCGTATTCTGTAAAAATACATCTTTGTTAATGCAGAGATATGACTGCGCCTTGTTAACTGTGCATCATTCGGGCAAAAATTTTGAATTAGGCTTAAGAGGAAGTTCAGCCCTCCAAGGCGCAGCTGATTCTACGTTTAGTATAAAACGTCAGGGCGATAGCATGGTGACTTGCTTGAAGACCACTAAGCAAAAAGACACTGAGGAGGCAGAGCCATTATTTTTAGAGGCACGAGAAGTTTCTTGGCACGAGGCATTAGGTGTTGAGCAGACATCGCTAGTGCTTGATCCGAGAGATGCGCCACCGAAGAAAATAAAAATGTCGGACGATCAGAGGGTCGCATTAAATATTTTAGATAGCCTGCTGCAAGATCAAAATGCGATTGAAAAAGATGGGAATGGACTATATGGAATTAGAGAAAGTTTGTTCCGAGATGTTGTCGTAAATAGCCTTCCAAATTTAGAAAAACGTCAGGCTTGGCACAATTTCAAAAAACGCATGGAAAAAGCCGAATTGATTAAAGTTATCAACGGCTTAATCAGTAAAGTTAATGTATAAGGTGAGAACGTGTACGCTATAAATAAATATAAACAGCAATTCAGTGATTTTTTAAGTGCGTACACGGGGCGTACACGTTTAACAAAATCCATTAAAAACAATGTCTTAGATAGCGTAAACGTGTACGTTTTAGGCAGACGTGTACGTTTTGACGTTTACGCGTCTAGCGTACACGTCCGTACACGTCCCCCTATAAGGGGGCGTGGACGTTTACGTCTAGATGATTACATCGTATAAAAAAACAGATTGGAGAATAGAATAAATGTTGTGGGATAGCAAAAATGCAAAGAGAGAGAGAAATCTTAAAATATTAAAAATGATTGACGATGGAAATACGGTTTCGGCAATAGCAAAAAAATTTGGTATTTCGAGAACGCGCGTTCATCAGATAAATCAGGCAAAAGTTTTTTGGGATAAAAAACAGAAATTGTATAACGCAATAAAAACGAGCCATTATTTTTTTCCTGAAAAATCACTTGAGGATTTGGCAGATCACTTTCATATGCCAGTACCAACAATAAAAAAAATTTTAGAGGAGTACTACAATGACAAAGACTAAAAGAAAATCACGAGATGACTTAGAAGCAATCGGAAAATTTGATCCGTACATTGAGCGAAACAAGTGGGATCACGATATTATTCACGGGGCTTTAAAGCCTTATGATAAACTTGTGAGCGACTTGGAGATCCGATGGGGATATGACCGGCTACCTCAATTAGTATCGCCTGAGACAGCCGCAAAGTTCCAGACCGCCAAAGCTAAAATGGATGCGGCTATAGCCTATGAGAAAAACCCCCAGGAGGCAGTTAACAAGATAGGCGTGATGATGCGAGGTTGGCAAGCGTTAGAGAAGGAGGCTATGAAGAACGGTCATAAGCCGTTTCCGCCTGACGTGTGGGTAGCCTGTGTTGGTGAAGAGCATGGCAAGCTGCCCTTAGAAATTGCGATTGTGAAGGATAGTGCTGACGCATCGCTAACTAAGCTAACTAAAAAGAAAGGCATTACAACTTATAGTTTGGTTGAGATCGCCAGAATTGTCAGATTATTCGAGGGTCAGAAAAAAGAAATCCCAAAAATCAAGGAATTGTTTCCAGATAGCGAAATAAAAAAAGTAGCGTGGAAGGATGACGAGATACCGTTTTAAAAAGTTATTGTGACTTTAAAAAATCGTGATATAAAAAAAAGTGCAGGGTTTTTTTGATTTTGTTTTTGCCCTGCTCCTTTCAGAGGCTATCGGTTTTTCTCCTTCTCCGATAGCCTCTACTTTTTTGGCTATAGTAATGAGCCACCTAGCAGAATAAGAACTGCCATTGAAAATAGGAAGGCGGCAAAGGCGAAACTTCCTAATATAAATTCGATTAAGGACATTTTAAAGTTTGCCCTGATTAATTTTATTGCTTCTAACATTTTGTTTCTCCGTTTGGTTAATTTAAGAGTTAAGGTGCTTATAATTCTGGATAGTGTCGTGCGCTGATTTTAACCACTGATGATCTATATCACTCAGCATACAACTTGCCATTGGATGTTTTTGCTCATATTCAATTAATGCTTTGGCATTTTTTACGCTACCTAATGCTTTAAATTTCTCTAGTAACTTGTTCATTTTATTTCTCCGTTTTGTTGTGGCATTATTGCCTTTAAGATTGTTTAACCTTATTGACTTGTTTTCTCCCCCTTTACAACTCTATGTGAGTTTGGACCACATTTGAAAGAGGCGTTTTTCTCGTTGCAAAACTTTTCTGCTTCTTCACGAGTTTCAAATTCAGCGACAACATCATCCCATGTCATGTCACCACTTGCACCAAAATTATTTACTGTAAATTTAGTCATTTTATTTCTCCGTTTTGTTTGTGGCATCATTGCCGTTAAGATTTTTTTAATCTTATGCGAAGGGCTGCTGAACAGCCCCTCTAATAAAATTACTAAGACCAAGTTGTAATTTTGATAGTTCTCGGCGCATATCCATAAGAGGCTATTCTTGCCAATGCTCGCTCAGTAGATGAAAATTTTGAGCAGCCTGTAACTATTTCCAATGAGCCGTCTTCGTGATGAATTTCTATGTCGTGGTTTCCATCTATAACGACTTGGTTTTTTGGGCTGTGATAAGCGGGCAGGTCGACGCACATTTTATGAACAATAAAACCAACTTTATCATTCCAATGATCGACCAATTCATAAGCTCGCTCTTCGCTTGTTGTGGCAGCCACTATTTCTTTTTTGTCGTTTACTATTGTGTATGTAGTCATTTTGTTTTCCTTTTGTGTTTGTTTGTATAAACAAATGTAAACTATAAAAATAATATTGCAAGCAAAAAATGAAAAAAGTTTATTTTTTTTTAAAAACAGCGCAAATCGTGCTATAATTTGGTAATTTTTCGGACTAAGGTAAGGAAATAAATTGACAACGAAAAAAAGACCAGTTGGAAGACCCAGTTTTATGCCTACTGACGAGCAACGCGCAAGCGTTTATGATATGGCGAAGTATGGCGTTCCGCATGAACATATCGCCTCTACTATTGGCGAAAATGGTATTAACTCAGACACCTTAAAAAAACACTTCAGCGAAGAGTTGCTGAGAGGTAAAGCCGAGGCAAGCGCGGCTATTGGTCAAACTCTCTTTGAAAAAGCTAGGAATGGTTGCTCCAGTAGCTTGATTTGGTGGTCAAAATCGCAGATGGGGTGGACAGGTGAGCAGAAAATTGATTTAACCAGTTCTGATAAATCTATGACACCTCAAGTCATTGAGCGGGTTATCGTGAAAGATGATAAAGATGGCTGTTAGTATTGATCCAGACAGTAAAATTTTAGGCGTTTTAAACTTTATAAAAGACGCATCTAGTGGCGTTCATCAAAACCCGTGGGACAATATACGCGATAAGGTTGGCGGCTTACTTTACAATACGTTGGTTGAGCCACAGGAATACCAAACACCTGTATTTGATACTGGGCAGACCCAACAATTCGCAGATACTCATAACGCTATGCTTCCAGAGCGAGGCTCTAAGCAATCAATGTTACTACCATTCGGTTATGACGAGCAGGGCAATATAGAACCCGCTATTCCATCATTAGTGCGTGATGTAGGGCTTGGTGCTTTTGGATTGCTTGGTGAATACGAAAAAGCCCAGACAGGTACAGGTTATGGGTCATTGGATGATATAACGCCACAGGAAACCGCTAATAGTATGCAAGGATTGCTTGAGGTGATGACGGGTGGCTCTGTTACTTCTGCGCCTAAAGGTGCGTTGCGTACTGGCTTTGCGAGGGACAACGTTAAGAAGACAACAGGCTTGTTGAATGATGTTGATGATTTAGGCTTCTATTCTCCTACAGAGCGATTAGCAGCTAACCTACAGCCAAAAGGTACAGGTCAACAGTATCTAGGAATACTTTCAAAAGGCGATGGTCAAGGCTCAAGAATACAAGAAGAAATGGCTGATATGGGGCTTGATACTTGGCTACAGGGCAAGGGTAAGGTAAGCCGTGATGAGGTTCTTGATTATATCGGTGATAACAGGTTGCGGTATGGTAAGGAGGTTTTGAAATCAGGAAATCCTTATCCGTATAGAACGAGTGACGATTGGCAAGATGCTGTTATGAGTGCAGAACGTAGAGGAGATTTTGATGAGGCACAAAGAATAACCGAAGCGTGGGAAAGTTCGGAGGGGTTTGGCTCGGCAGGAGATACTCGATACCAAAAATACTCCCAAGAGGGCGGCACAAACTACCAAGAGGGATTGTTGACTGTTCCAGAAAGAAATAAAATAACTTACAATCAAGATAATGTGTTGCCGTTAGACGCAACGCATCCTGCGGCAAGTGACCCTGATAGATTTTGGTATTTTGAAGCACCAGATAGAGGTATTGATAAGCAAGTATTTCAAATTCCCAAGAGTAGATTTAACTCTACTGGTGAGGTATCAAGGCAAGAGGCTAAAGATTATATCATTAGGTCTAAACAACCTGAAATGTCGCGTACAGAAAACTATTCTTCCCCCCACTACGATCAAGCCAACATCGGCTTAACAACCCGCACACAATCCTTCAACACGCCAGACGGTAACAGCGTTCACCTAATGGACGAGCTACAGAGTGATTGGCATCAAGAGGGTAAGAAGAAGGGGTATAGAATTGATGCGGAACAAGAGAAGGCTAGGTTAAAGGCTGAACAAGAAAATATAATAGAAGAAGCAAATAAATATACATCGGTTGGTCAGGACGCACCAACTAGGATAACGGACGCTTATACAGCTAACTCAAATAGATTGGCGCAATTAGAAGTACAAGAAATAAGAGGTGTACCCAACGCACCCGCAAAGCAATCATGGATGAACCAAGGCATTAAAAAGGAAATCAACCAAACTATAGCAGATGGCAGAGATTACTTTGCGTGGACAGGTGGAAAGCAACAGATTGATAGATATGAAGAGGCAATGCGTCAAAATGTAGATGAGATTATTTATGAAGTTGGTGATGATGGCAAATACTTTGTAGATGTTAGTAAGAATAATTCACTTGTTTATGAAAATAGCGGTTTAAGTATAGAAGAAGTTGAGAAGATTTTTGGGAAAGATATTGCTAAACAAATAAAAAATAATAATGGTGAAGTTGCTTCAAAACTAAGACCAGACGCTAGAACTTTATCTGGTGATGATTTAGCAATAGGCGGTGAAGGCATGAAATCTTTCTACGACAAGGACGTAAAAAAGCGCACTGAAAAGATTATTAAACGCCTTGATCCTAACGCCAAGGTTGAAGTTATAGAGTTAGATAACGGCAATAAAGTTTGGGGTGTTAAGATTACTGACAAGATGCGCTATAAAGTAAAGAGCGAAGGTATGCCGTTATATTCCATCGCCCCAATCGCAGGTGCAGGATTACTTGGCGCAGGAATGATGCGACAGGAAGAGCAACAGCCACAACAAGGAATACTTAACTAATGCCAACTAAAGACAGCAGACTAAAAAGAGTAGGCGTGTCAGGCTATAACAAGCCAAAGCGCACCCCAAGCCACAAGACCAAGTCGCATGTTGTAGTAGCTAAGTCAGGCGATCAGATTAAGACCATAAGATTTGGTCAACAAGGCAAGACAGGCGACAAGACGATGACTAAGCGGGCAAAATCATTTAAGGCGCGACATGCCAAGAACATCGCCAAGGGTAAGATGTCTGCGGCATATTGGGCAAATAAAGTGAAATGGTAAAAACAATTATGAGTAATAACAAAACAATGTTATTATCGTAAAAATTGCAACAAGGATATAACAATGCCAAAGGGACTATACGCAAATATTCACGCTAAGAGAAAGCGCATCAAGGCGGGCAGTAAGGAGAAGATGCGGAAGGTTGGCGCAAAGGGCGCACCAACGGCAAAGGCTTTTAAGAAGGCGGCTAAGACTGCAAGAAAGAAAAAGTAAATGGCAATTACAAGCTACGCAGAATTAAAAACGGCTATTGCGGATTTCTTAAACCGCGATGACTTAACGTCTGCCATCCCTAACTTTATTGCGTTAGCGGAGGCTGACTTTAACCGTAAAATAAGACATTGGCGCATGGAAGGCAGATCGTCTGCCACCATCGACACGCAGTATTCTGGCATCCCCGCAGACTGGTTAGAAACTATTAGGTTCAATATTTCAACGGACAGTGGCACTCAACGCCTAGAACTTATCAGTCATGCGGAGATGGCAGAGCGCAGACACCAGAAAGACGACATTGCGGGAACGCCTCAGTTCTACGCTATGTCAGGCGGTCAGTTTGAGGTTGCGCCAACGCCAGATGAAAGCTACACGGCTGATCTGCTATACTATCAAACTATTGACGCACTCAGCGACAGCAACACAAGCAACTGGATACTGACGTATCACCCAGACGCCTATTTATATACGGCACTGGTACACAGCGCACCGTATCTAAATGAAGACCAACGAGCTACAACGTGGGCGGCACTAAGCCAATCAGCCGTAGACGGAATTAACCAAAGTGACAACGAGGCACGTTTTAGCGGAACGGGTCTTAGAATGAAAATCAGGAGCTATTAAATGTCATTCTCAAACGAATTTGAAACCAGAGCATTACAGTGGGTATTTACCACAGGATCGCCAACAAGACCAACTGCGTGGCACTTGGCACTATTTACAAGCAATCCAGATGAAGATGGAAGCGGTACTGAGGTATCAACGTCAGGCACGGCATATGCCCGTGAAGCCGTGACATTTACCGTGTCAGGCAACACCGCGACAAACAGTGGCGCGATTGAATACGCCACCGCAACAGCCTCATTCGGCACTGTCAGCCATGTAGGCGTTTACGATGCGAGTACGGGCGGCAACTTGATTGCCTATGCCGCACTATCATCAAGCAAGGCGATTGATACGGGCGACATTTTACGCATCCCTGCGGGCGATCTTGATATAACATTGGATTAATCAATGGCGGTTTATCGTGGCGGCTATGGTCTTAGTACTTACGGCAATTATTCTTATGGATTAGATGGCTCTATCTTAGCCGCTGCCGCCACAGTTATCACTGTTGGCTCAGTAGTCGGATCGTCTGTCAGAATACGCGATGCCGCATTAGCCGTAACTGCCACCGCAACCGCATCCGCATCCGTTAATATCGTAAAAGATGTATTGGCTACGGCTAATGCAACCGCAAGTAATAGCTCTGCGGTAGTACGAATTAGAGATGCGTCAAGTACCATATCTGCGTCTGCGGCTAATACAGCGTCAGCAGAACGCCTAACGACTGTTTCGGCTACATCCCTACCTAGCGCATCACTTACGGCACTGTGTAAGCGTGTGAGGGACGCAGAGGCAACATCTACACCAACATCCACGATTACGGCTAATGCTGTTGCGGTGTTTGAGTTATCCGCAAATGTTGCGGCTAATTTATCAATTACGGCAAATGTTTCCGCAATTAAAGAAACATCTGTGACAACATCAATAAGTTGTGCTACAATATGCAACGCAACTTACAAGTGGAATGATAACTCGATTACGTCTGAGGCTTGGACGGATCAACCAATAACTGAAGAAATATGGACAGACGTAAGCGATACGTCTACAGACTGGCAAGAGGTAGCATAATATGGCTGATACAACTACAACAACTTACGGCTTGACTAAGCCAGAAGTAGGTGCGTCCGAGGATACTTGGGGTACTAAGATTAATGACAACTTGGATGACATTGATAATCTTCTTGATGGCACAACGCCCCTTACAACTATTGATGTAACAGGTGACGTAACTGTTGGTGACCAAGTTATAATTGGAACAAGCGGTGTCGCAACAACGTCAGGAGACGACTTAATTGTTGGTCAGATTGATGCGAATGATTACGGTCTTACCATAAAATCTGGTTCGGCAAATAGCGGCAACATCTTTTTCGGTGACGATGATGTTACAACGGTCGCATCACGAATGGGACGTATCGCTTATGACCATTCAGACAATAGTATGTTTTTTAATACTAATAGTCAGACAGCCTTAACTATTGACAGCTCACAAGATGCCACCTTCGCGGGTGATATTAATTTTTCGAATGCTTCACCAAATGTTTTACTTGACGCTGATAATGACCGCTTAGTTGTATCTGGCGGTGACGCAACGTCAAGTGGTGCAAATATTATTTTTTATGGCGACAATCATGCAACTAATGCCGATAAAATGATTTTTCGCAACAGTGCCACAACAGCACTAACAATAAATGCTTCAGGAGACGCCACCTTTGAGAATGATGTTCAGGTGAATGGTGGCATTAATGTTATCAATGACCCTATTGACTTTAGTGGTGCGAGGTCTGATACAGCAGGTGTAGCTACATATGGTAGCATTGCTACAAGATTGTGGGCTTTCCGTTGCGCGACATCAGGTACTTCTTTGAATTGGGATTACAACAGTGTTCATCGTGCTCAAATGTTAGTTACAGGTGATTGGAGAAATGCAAATAACTCATATGGTGCAATCTCTGATATACGCTTAAAACAAGATATAACTGACGCTAATTCACAGTGGGATGACGTAAAGGCTTTTAAGTTTAAAAATTACAGGTTTAAGTCTGAGGTTGAAGCAGACGAAAATGCTAAAACCCATCTAGGAGTTATCGCACAAGATTTATTAGAAACCTCTGCGGGGTTAGTTACTCGCAGTGAGGGTGAAGAATATTATGGCGTAAACTACATGCTTATGTGTATAAAGGCAGTCGGTGCATTGCAAGAAGCTATGACAAAAATTGAAGATTTAGAGGCGAGGGTTGCCACATTAGAAAGCGCAGAATAAATGCTTGATTGGTCACGGATAAAAATGCCTAAACTTATCGTCAAGATAGATAAGAAGGGTTGGTTCAAGGGTTGCGGATTACACCATGCCGCAATCGTTGCCTTTACAATTTTACTGGGTCACTACATCGGCTTCGGTGAATTTATGGCGGCATTTGGTGTCGGGTGGTATAGCTGCAAGGAATATGGCGGTCAGATTTACCCGCCAAAAGTTTTTGAGGTGATGGACTTTGTAGCACCCGCAATGGTGTCGCTAATATATTTAGTAGCGGTAAGTTAGCTACGTTAACTAGGAATTGCTATGGCATTAGTACCATTAGATATACAGATGGGCTTCAAAAACAACGGCACAGAGTTTCAAAGCTCAAACCGTTGGCTTGATGGCAATCTTGTACGTTGGCATCAAAACAGCATAAGACCGATAGGCGGTTGGGAAGTTCGCGTAAGTAGTGCATTTTCTAATCCTGCTCGCGCAATGGTTGCATGGCAAGACTTGAGCGAGGACAGGCGTTATGCCGCAGGAACGTCAGACAAATTATATGCCGTAAGCGCAAGCCATACTGTCACGGACATTACTCCTGCCACACTAACTACAGGTATTGTTGATGCAGACTTAAATAATGGATATGGCGGCTCATTTTACGGTCAAGACTACTACGGTACTGAGCGTGTCCCCAGTGGGATTTACTCAGAGGCAACAACATGGTCATTGGATAACTGGGGCGAATACTTAGTCGCCTGTAGCGTTGCCGATGGCAAGTTGTGGGAGTGGCAGTTAGATGTCGCCAGTGATGCGGCAGTGATTGCTAATGCGCCAACAGACAACTTAGGCTTGCTAGTTACCGAGGAGCGTTTTCTCTTTGCGTTAGGCGCAGGAGGCAATCCCCGTAAGGTTCAGTGGTCTGACCGTGAGGATAACACCACATGGACACCTGCCGCCACTAACGAGGCAGGAGACATTGAGCTTCAAACTTCAGGTCAAATTATGGCAGGAGTTAGAACTAGGGGTCAGTCACTAATTATTACAGACATTGACGCACACAGCGCAACCTATATCGGATCGCCATATGTATATGGCTTTGACCGTGTCGGAGCGTCTTGCGGTCTTATAGCAAGAAAGGCTGTTGCCGCAACGGATGCGGGTGTCATGTGGATGGGTCAGAAGAACTTCTTCTTATATGATGGCGCAAAGGTTCAGGAAGTGCCGTGTGAAGTTTGGGATCATGTGTTTACCGACATCAACAGGGCGCAAGTTAGCAAGGCGTGGGCAACTACGGTGGCGCAGCATGGCGAGGTTTGGTTCTACTACCCGTCAGGCGACTCGACAGAGATCGACAGCTATGTGGCTTACGATTATCGTGAGGGTCACTGGCTTATAGGAAGTCTTTCTAGAACGTCAGGCTTTGACCGTGGCGTATTTAAAAACCCAATTTTCTCAGACGTAGGCGGCAACGTGTATAACCATGAAAAGGGCTTGAACTACGATGGCGGTACGGTCTTTGCTGAGACAGGATCAATAAGTATTGGTTCAGGCGACAATGTGATGTCCGTAAATAAGTTAATACCAGACGAGCTAACGCAGGGCGATGTTGCGGTTACATTTAAGACTAGATTTCATCCCAATGACACCGAGCGCAGTTACGGCTCTTACAGCATGGCTAATCCAACAAGTGTACGCTTCTCAGGTCGTCAGATACGAATGAGGATTGAGGGCGCAAGGCTTGCAGATTGGCGTGTAGGCACAATGCGTATTGACGTAACACCGAGAGGTAAGAGATAGATGCCCGCACCAGTATTACCACCTATAGGCAATGACTGGCGAGATTGGGGTCGTCAATTAACGCTATATTTAAGGCGTACCTTATCTATACTTCAGTTTAAAAATGCTGACGACATACCTGCCGATAATGGAATTATATTGTGGGACGAGGAGAATGGCTACCCAGTGGTGTCAAAGAACAATGAGTTCAGGCAAATTGTCTTGGCTGATGGCTATGCCTCATTTACTAAAGCCGCCAGTGTTGCGTTTGCCAGTGCGGATACTGAGCAAGTTATCACATATGATACGCCAATATATATTGACGGTATCTCTCAAGGCACACCGACAAGTCGAATTGTCTTTGAGGAGGGCGGCAACTACTTCCTGTCTTTTACGGCACAAATATACAGCACAAACTCATCAACTATTGACTTTTACTTCTTCCCTAAGATTAATGGAACGGCAGTTACAGGATCAACTATCAAGGCAAATTTACACGGCAATGGCGAAACCACAGTCGTGTCACGGTCAGCAATATTTTCTGTTAATGCCGATGACTACTTAGAGGTGGCGTGTGCCTGTAGCAGTACAGACGGAAGTTTAAATGCGTTTGCGGCTACGGCTTTTGCCCCTGCCACACCGTCAACGACACTGGCAATTACGAGGATTAGCGCATGACTGAGCTAGACAGAGTAAGACCGTGGCTTGAGGCGGCACTAAGGCATGGCGGCAATACCCATGACTGGGAGGACGTAGTTCAGGGATTAGTTGATGGTCGTATGCAGTTGTGGACGGGCGACAAGTCTGCCGCAGTAACTGAGATACTCGTGTATCCTAAAAAAAAGGTTTTGCACGTTTTCCTTGCAGGTGGTACAATGTCACAACTTATAGATATGATTGACGATGCTGCCGAGTGGGGCAAAGCCCAAGGATGCACTGGAATGACCCTAAGTGGTCGCAATGGATGGAAGCGTATATTATCCAAACTTGGGTGGGACGCTAAAATGGTAGTAATGGAAAAGGAAATATAAATGTCAGGCGGTAAAGGCGGTAGCCAAACAACAGCAGTGGAAGTTCCCCCACATGTAAGTGATGCGGCAAGACGCAATCTCAAAAGGGCAGACAAAATTGCAGGTATTGGCTATACGCCTTACTTTGGCGCAGACGTAGCGGCAATGACACCGATGCAACAGGCGGCTATGCAAGGCACAAACCAGATGGCTTCAGCCTTTGGATTGCCGAGTGTAAGTGACCCGATGGCAGGTATGCCACAGGCTCAAGACTTTGGCGGTATGCAAGCATATTCGTCAGCACCTTTATTTGAGCAATCCTTACAGTCATTAGCCCAGAATAGACCAGAGCAGTATAAGGCTATAGAGGGTATGTTCAATCCGACAGGCGGCACAAATTATGCTAGTGGCTATGGTAGTGGCGGTGGATATGGTAGTGGCTATGGATACGGCACAAATACGGGCGGTGGCGTAAGTTATTCAGGTGGTGGCTTATTGCAGGAAATAGAGGCTAACGATCCCACACCTCAAGGCATGACACGCATGGAATATAACTTGATGAAAAACCCTAACAAGTATGCCACCAAGTCATTTACAGACGATGAGTTAGAGCAGCAATACTACAATACAGGATTACTATAATGGCTAACGCAGGAAACCCACAGGCAGTAGAGACAACGTCAACACAGCCTAACATATATCAGCAATCCGCAGGGGCATATACTCAGGCACTTGACAAGGCGGCAACGCCTACGGCAATGGGTGACGTATCACAATACTATAACCCATATGAAAGCCAAGTGGTTGACACCACCCTAGCTGACATTGATCGTTCACGGCTAATGGCTCAAAACCAATTAGGCGCACAGGCTACACAGGCAGGGGCATTTGGCGGTAGCAGACAGGGTATTGCCGAGGCTGAAACAAATAGAGCCTATGCAGATCAGGCGGCACGAACTGCCGCACAGCTAAGACAGCAGGGCTTTGCACAGGCGCAAAATGTTGCAATGGGCGATGTCGGATTAGGATTGCAGCAAGCGCAACAACTTGGCTCATTATCCAACTTAGGCTTTGGCATGGGTCAGGGCATACAGCAACAGCAGATGCAACAAGGTCTGCAACAGCAAGTTCTTAACCAAGCTCTTATTGATGCGGCAAAGGGTCAGTATTCAGGCTACACTGGCGCACCAATGCAATCCCTACAAGCACCATTAGCGGCTTTAGGCGTAGGTGGTAATCTTGAAAAAACTCAGACGGCAACAAAAAATCCTGGGTTCTTTGATTACTTACAGTTAGGCGCAAGTCTTATAAAACCATTTTAACTTAGGATAACATAAGATGGCAATGAACTTAAATTTAATACCAACACCGACATTAGAGGCAGAGCAGTTTAGTGTTCCTCCTTATCAGGGTCAACAACAGCCTATGCAACAGCCTATGCCTGAACAGCCTATGCAACAGCCTCAAGGCTTACTAGGTCGCATTGGCGCAGGTATTAAGCGTAGTGTGCAAGACCCAAACTTTATGGATCGTCTGACTATTGGCTTGGGCGGTATGACTATGAATCCTAACGAAGCTCTTATGGGTTTGGCGCAGAATAGGATTAATCAACGTCAGAAGTTGGGGCTAATTAACGAGCAGAAAAATAGAACGATTGAAGCCTTGAAGAGAATGAATACGCCACAGGCTATGAGAGCGTTGCAGTTTTTAGATTCAGGTGGCGATGTTGGTAATGCCTTGAGTATGGCTTTTGAGAAGCCAAAATCTAGTATAAAAATTATTGAAGGAAAGGTAGTTGATCTTACAGACCTAAATAATCCTAAAGTTGTTTACGAAGGTGGCAAGGATAGTAATATAGAAATTATTGACGGAAAGGCAGTTGATCTTACAGACCCAAATAATCCTAAAGTTGTTTACGACGGTGGCAAAACTACTGCTCGTGAAGCTAAAATACAAGATTATATGAACACATATAATATCACTAGGGAAGAGGCAGTTTCTTTTATGTCTAACCGATTCAGACAAGAAGTGGATACTTTTGGAAATCTCAGAATAATAGATACACTTACTAATAAAGAAGTATCTTCAACAAAACCTAAAATTGACGAAGTTGATAAGACTGTTGAGAGTACGATTGATCAGACAGGCTATGACTTCCCTGCGTTATTTACAGGAGAGAGCCTAATTGGTAGTGTTGCTCAACCCGTCTCAGGTATTTTCGATATAGACAGTCCTTATCTTGAAAAAAGAAAAAAGGCTGAAAATTACCTTAATATAACAAACCAACAAACTATGGCGGCATTAAAAAAGTCTACAAGACCTTTGGCGAGAGAGTACGAAGAAATTTCTAACATATTGCTAAAAGGTGGAGTTACAAAGACATCACGAAACGCTGCCAGTCAAGCGCAAGAAGTAATTGATCTGTTGACTAAACAACTTGACTTAGAAACTAAATCGGCAACATATGACTCTACTGGACAGGCTTTAGGGCAGTCGAAAGAGGCTATAGATGAATTAAATAATGTTATTCAAAGGTATAAAAACATTTTAAGTGGATTAAAACCTAAACCCAGAAGGTCTTTGACTGAAATAATGGAAGCGAGATAACTAATGGAACGTATTTCTAAGTCAAAGATAAATGAAATGATAGATGAGGGGTATAGTGAGCAAGAAGTTTCGGAGTTCATTGCATCTAAATTTAATTTAACTGATCAACTAGATCAAGTATTAGAGAACGATTACTCGTACTCTAATTTCTTAGATTATGTATCTGGTAATGAAGCTCAAGATTATTCTTCTGCAACCCGTTTGGATGCTGTGGGAGCAGGTGGAACTTCTGGTCTTGTTGATTTAACTAGCGCAATACTTGGTGCGCCCGCTGATCTTGGCGCAACAGTTATAGAAGAGGCGGTTGATGCGCCTTATCAAGTTTATAAGCGTTTGACAACGCCTCTGTCAGAAAAAAAAGAAATGTTTGAGAGGGGTGAATTTGAATTTCCTAAAGTTTTGGAGTTTGAAAAACCGTTTTTAGGTTCAGATTACATTTCTGAAAAAATAAGGTCTGGGTATGATAAGTCAGGTTTTCCTATTGCGGAAAAAAAAGATTTGCCTGTTAGTTTAAGACCTTACTATACTGGGGGTGAAACTTTTACAACTGGTTTAGGTGTATTAGCTGCGCCCTACGCTGCTGCACGAAACCCTAAGAGAGTAGCTAATGTTTTTCAGCCTTTGGTTGAAAGGGCAATATCTTCACCTAAATCATATTTTTCATCAGAGATACCTGCATTAGCAAGCGCATCAATAGCGGGTGGGTTATCTGAAAAAGTTTTTCCTGATAACCCATACGCCAGAATTGCAGCAGAAGTTACATCAGGTTTACTAAATCCTTCTCAATACGCAACATCTCTTGTCAATAAATTTACTCGTTCACCAAAAACTAATATTCAAGATAAGGCTTCAGAGGTAGCGCAAAGTTTTGTTACCTCTAGAGGAGAATCTCCTTCTGACGTAGCAAAAATATTGGAGTCTCCTGATATAAGTGGTGTAACTCTTACACCTGCCATGAGAACTGAAAGTCAAGGATTATTAGATTTAGAGGGATATGTTTCTAAAATATCCCCAAATTTTAGTGAAGCACGAGACAGCCTTACAGCTAAAAGTTTGTCGAACTTGCAAGAAGGCATACAAAAACTCACAACTCAGGGTAAGCCCGAATTGATAACTCAAGCCACTAAGCAAAGATTTCAAGATATTAATAATAATTTAGACATGATGGTGGCTAATTTTGAAAATGCCGCACTAGATGCAAGATCAAGTATAACTTCACTTACAAGTAAAGATAAAATTGAAAAATCTCTTAATGCAGTAAAATTAATGAGGTCTTCCCTAAAGAACGCAAGAGATCAAGAAAATATATTGTGGAATCAAGTTGATAAAGATGTTGTTTTACCACCTCAACTTATTACCAACGTAAGAGACGCAATAAAAAGAAATGCCTTAAAGAGTGAGCCTCTCCCTCCTCTGGTTAGCAGAGAATTAAAAAGAATGAAAAAAGAAGGTGTCCTTAGCGGTGATGCCTTAAAATTTAGGTCAGAATTACTATCAGAGGCAAGACAAGCTAGAGGAAAAGGTGATTTTATTGTGGCGGCACGATACAATGACGCTGCCTCTGAAATACTTGATAGTGTAACAGACATGATGCCTAGAAGCGAAGAAGTTTTGCAAGCCACCGAATATTCTAACAAGTTACATAATGTGTTTACTCGATCATTTGCGGGAAAGTCGTCTTCTAGAGGAAGGTTAGGTGAAGAAAGAATTTCACCTGAAACTATGCTAGAAAAGGCTTATGGTCAGGGAGGTACTCAAGCTAAAGTGCAATTTGAGGAATTATCATCAGCCGCAAAAATGGGTGATGAGGCTGTATCAGGTAACTTATCGTCTAAATTGGCAGAAGAGTCTGAGGCTTTTTTAAGTATTGTTTCTAAAGATTTGTTAGATGAGTCAGGTCAAGTAACTTCAAATAAAATTAATAATTTCTTATCCAAGAATGAGTCTTTGCTAAATGACTTCCCGTCCTTAAAAAAGAAGTTGATCAATGTAAAAAATGTAAATCAGGAATTAAAAAGAATATCCTCAGATGCTAAAACAGCAAGACAAATTATAAATAGTAGAACTATTTTTGGTAACGTATTAAAAACTGACAGCCCTGAAGTTGTTGTAAAAAATGTTATGAAAAGTGATAATTTAACCAGAGATTATACGCAATTAGCAAAAATGGCAAAAAGGGGAGGAGAAGACGCAGTTTTAGGGTTAAAGTCATTAACTATTAAAAATATGTTTGATGCTTCACTAGATAAAAAAGGACTGATCAATTTCCAACAATTAAAAAATCTAATTTCAAAAGGATTTTCTAAAGAAGGAAGAGGCGTTTTAGATTTAATGTCTAGAAATAATCTGATAGACAATTCTTCAATAAAGTATTTAGAAGAATTGACTGACAGGGGATTAGCTATACAAAAAATAAAAAATAGCTCAAGACCTATTACAGAAGATTTGCCAAATGATTTTTTAAGCGATGCGTTGGAGAGACTCGCGGGGGTGAAGTTAGGTGCAGCAGTAGGAAAGGCTACTTCATCAGAAAACTCCTTAATGTTAGCTAGTGCGGGTGTTAGGTTTATTAAAAAAGGGTCTAATTTCTTTAAAAAAATTCCTATAAAAGCAACTCAAGACTTACTAGTAAATGCTGCGTCTGATCCAAAACTTATGAGGATGTTGCTATTAAGACCTAGAAGTCTAAATCAGCAAATGGCGTTAGAAAGAAACATTAAGGCGTACTTGCTATCTTCAGGAATAAATTTTGATAAGGAACAATAAATGCAACCGAAAAAGTTAAGCGAAGAAGAAGTAAGCAATGCCGTATCCGTAGCAGTACGGGAGGCAGTTGACTTTGTTGAGAGTGAGATAGCTCCAGACCGCATCAAGGCGCAACGCTACTTTGATGGCGAAAGCTATTTAGGCAGTGAGGAGGGCAGATCGCAAGTTGTGGCGACTAAGTGCCGTGACACTATCAGGTCTGTAAAGCCATCGCTAATGCGTGTTTTTTTGCAAAGCGGTACGCCAGTAGAATTTATGCCGAGAAGACCAGAAACCGTTCAGGCGGCAGAGCAAGCCACCAAGTATGCGGAATATGTATTTGACCGCAATGATGGCTTCAGCATTATTGGTGATGTATTTCATGATGCGCTAATCAAGAAAATTGGCGTTGCCAAGGTTTATTATGACGAGACAGAGGAAGTAGAATTTGATGAATATTCTGGAATTACTGAAGACCAAATTGAACTTATACGTCAAGACCCTGACACAGATATTATTGAGCAGCGTACAATTATTGAGGCTCAAGTTGACGAGATGGGCTTACAAATTCAACCTGCAAGTTACGAAATTAAAGTTGCTCATACTCACAAAGATGGGCAGATAAAGATTAAGTCAATCGCACCTGAAGACTTCTTTGTGGATCGTGATGCCGTGTCTATTGAAGACTGCTATGTATGCGGTCACTCAAGTACAGGTCGTGTCGGTGACTTAGTTGCGATGGGCTTTGACTTTGAGGAAGTATATAGATTATCTGGCACAAGTGACAGCACCGTATCAGACGAGGAGGAGTTTGCCCGCAGAGGTTGGGACGACAACAGCGAGACTGACAGCTCTATTGACCCATCAATGAGGCGTGTTCTTATTACTGAGGCTTACATGAAGATGGACATTGAGGGCGTAGGCGTAGCCAGAATGTACAAGTTTTTATGTGCGGGTCAGGACTTTGAGGTATTGGATTATGAAGTCTGTGACTACAATCCATTTGCCGTGTTTGAGGTTGACCCAGAGCCGCATACGTTTTTTGGTCGGTCACTAGTTGACATTATTATTGACGATCAAGACGCATCGACATCATTACTCCGTGGCTTATTAGATAACATCGCGATGATGAACAATCCGAGGATTGTGGTTAATGATGCGATGGTAAACTTAGACGACATGCTGAACAATGAAATTGGCGGCATTGTCAGGGCTAAAGATATTAACCAAGTTCGTGAGATGACTGTAGGCGGTGCGGCTTCTGCGGCACTACCTGCGATGTCTTACTACGATGAGAGCATAAGAGCCAAGACAGGCGTGTCTGGTGCGTCTATGGGCATGGATACCGATGTTTTGCAGTCACAGACTGCGGCAGGTGTTAATGCGGCTGTACAGGCTGCCAGTGCCGTTTCAGAGCTAATAGCCAGAACGCTTGCCGAGGGAGGCATGAAGCAGATGTTTGACATCATTGCCAAGTTGGCAAGGCAACACCCGAACCCTGATGAGGTTATGCGTGTTGACGGTCAATTCGTTCCCGTAGACCCCGCCTCTTGGGGTACTGAGATTGACATTACGGCTAATGTCGGACTGGGTAATAATAAACATGCGGAACGTGCCGCCACACTACAGCAAGCATTGCAATTACAGATGCAGGTGTATCAGGGCTATGGCGCACAAAATGGTTTAGTTACGCTTACAAACATACGCAACACCATTGCCGACATTATGCAGTTAGGCGGTGTGCCTAACGCTGATAGATACGTCATGCCAATGTCTATGGAGCGTGAGCAGCAGATGATGCAACAGCAACAGATGATGCAGCAGCAAGCTCAAGGCAATCAGCAAGCCTCCGATCCAAATATGGCATTTATGGAGACTGAGCGACTAAAGACTGCGACTAAGGCTCAAGTTGATATGCAGAAGGCGATGATGGAAAACCAACGCAAGATGCACGAATTAGGCATGAAAGACGACTTAGACCGTGACCAGATGGCTCAAGACTTACTGGTTGATGCGGCTAAAGTTGTTGGTCAGTATGGAACTAATGTTGACGTTGCAAGAATTAAGGCAGAACAAAATGCGCCAAGACCGCATAATCTGCAAATGATGGGAATGAACCCTAATGGATAAGAAAGCTCGCGCACATCACGCAGAAAATTTAATGCGTGATGATGTTTTACAGGATGCCTTTAATATGGTAGAAAAATATTACATTGATACAATTATCAGTGGTAGCGCGAGTATTGATGACGTTTTGGAAGCAAGGCAATCTATACTCGCATTAAAACGAGTAAAGAGCCAAATCCAGACCTACATAGTAGATGGAAAGCTCCTAGAACGAAAGGAATAGATCGTGGAAAATACGATTACACTAGATCAGGCGGCAGACCGCCTAGTAGCACAACCTGAAGCTGAAGCCGAGGCAGTAGATACTACTCAAGACGTTGAAGTTGAAACTGAGGAAACTGAAGAAGAAGTTGTGACAGCCGAGCCAGAGGCTGAAGAAGTTGAAGCGGAAGCGGATACTACTGACGAGGAAGATGAAAGTGCGGAAGTAAGTGCATCTGACGAAACGGATGAAGCCGATGATGAAGAAAGCGATGGCTACGAGACACCTCAAACAGTCACTGTCAAAGTTGATGGTGAGGAAGTTGACGTTACCCTTGAAGACCTAAAACGCTCCTATTCTGGGCAAGGCAAAATCCAGAAGGGTATGCAGGAAGCCGCAGAGCTACGAAAGCAAAGCGAGGAAATGTATCAAGCCCTTCAAGCCGAACAGCAACGGTTTTTGCAAAATGTTGAGGCAATGCAACAGCAGGGTCTCAAGGCAATGCCAACACCGCCTGATGACGCGATGCTTGAGACAGACCCTATTGGTTATATGCAGGATAAAGCTACATATGACAAGGCTGTCACTGAGTATCAAACTCAACAGGCAGAAATACAGAACATGCAAAAGCAACAAAATGCTATGCAGCAACAGGCTCAAGAGCAGTACCTACAACAGCAAGCACAAATTGTGCAGGACATTGTACCTGAACTTAAAAACCCTGAAGTTGCAGGTAAATTCAAGGAAAGCCTAATTAAGACAGGCATTGAATCCTACGGATTTACGCAAGACGAAATGTCAAGCATTATGGATGCCAGAGCAGTCGCTGTGTTGAGTGACGCATACAGGTGGCGAGAGTTACAGTCTAGTAAGGTTAAGGCTAAGAAGAAGCCGCAAGCACCTAGAAATGTCAAGCCAACTGCCAAAAGGCAGACACCACAAAAAGTTGTTCGGAATAAGCAACTAAAGGCAGCAAAAAATAGCGGTAGATTAGAAGATTTCGCTAGTTTGCTCCTTGAATAATTTAATCGGTTAAGCTCAGAAAAGGACTTTTAACATGACACAACCAACAAATACTTTCGACTCATATGATGCAAACGGCATCAGAGAAGACTTGGAAGACGTAATTTATGACGTTTCTCCAGAAGAAACACCTTTCTACACTGCATGTGCAAAGGTAAAGGCTACTAACACACTGCATGAATGGCAGACAGACGCACTTCGCGCATCAGCCGCTAACGCTCACGTTGAGGGCGATGACACTGCTGCGGAAGCTCGTGTCGGAACTTCACGCCTTGGGAACTACACGCAAATCTTTAAAAATGCTGTAGTAATTCCTGCGACAGACAACGGCTTAAATAAAGCAGGTCGCGCCAAGGAAATGGCATACCAAGTGATGAAGATCGCCAAGGAGCAGAAGCTTGATATTGAAAAGGCTCTTTTCGATAACAACGCTCGTGTTGCAGGTAACGCAACAACTGCTCGTGAACTTGCGGGCGCACCGTCATGGCTCATCACTAACACAGTGTTTGGTGCTAATGAAGGCGCAGACGCAACTGGTGACGGTACAGACGCTCGTACAGACGAGACAACTGCACTAACTGCCTTTGACCAAGACAAGTTTGACACTGTCATGCAGTCAATTTGGGAAAATGGCGGAAAGCCTGACTCTGTATATCTTTCAGCCTTCCAAATGAACAAGGCACTTGGATTCACAGGTAATAACAACCAACGCTCAACAGTTAAGTCAGAAGACGAATCTGTGGTTAAGCATATGTCAGTATATGTAACACCGTGGGGAACTGTAGAGTTTAAGCCAACCAGAGAGAACCGCTCTCGTGATATATTCATCATGCAGGACGATCACTGGGCTACTGCGGTACTTCGTCCTACTAAGAACGAGGCACTTGGTAAGTCAGGTGACTCTGAGAAGCGTCAAGTTGTTACTGAACTTACACTAGTATGTCGTAATGAAAAGGCATCTGGCGGTATCTTCGATAACACAACTTCATAATACCCTTGGGGGGTGGCTTCGGCTATCCCCCAACTTTTTTACTTAGGACATTAAAATGAAAATCAATGAAAAAATACACTACAACGAGCAGGACGATAAGATTATTATTGAGGAAACTCACGACTATAACCCTGTTTTAGAGAAAGCCAAAAACATGCGTTCCGCAGGAATGACAGACTTTGGCGAAAGTAAATTAGTAGGAATGATCCCGATGAAAGTTTGGGCTGAGTGGGCTAAGAAGTGGGGCGTAAAGGCAAGTGACAGTCACGCCATGAAGGAAGTAGTTGCCCGTGAATTAGCTGATCCAGACAATGCGGCATTCCGAGTATGGGAAGGCACATATTAAAATGTCAGAAGACTTAAACCAACAGATCGGCAGACTTGAGGCTCAAGTTGAGGCAATGCAAAAGTCAACCGATGAGATACGCCAAGACGTTAAGGCACTTACTGAGAGTATGAATAAGTGGCGAGGCGCAGGTGCAATTCTTTTATTAGTTGGTACGGTCTTTGGCTTCTTAATTGACGGTATATTGTCATTACTTACAAGATCATAATTTTATTTTTATTAGGTGGGTGCGCGAATACGAGTTACACACAATACTGCCCAGAAAAAGATTTACGATGTCAGACCAACCTCAACGCTCAAACGCTTTATCTTATTGGCGAAAAAAATGCGGCAGTCGAACTGCTCTGTGGGTTGTCGGAATATCAATCTGTCTTGGATTGTCAGACGCAGTAGCGCAAGATGTGACAGGCGATCTTAATACTAATACGAATATTAGTGATGCCACGGTTGACAGCAATAACACACAAGAAACCATCAATTATAATGGCGCAGGAAGTAGCCCAGGATCTCAGCCACCACCTTCCGCAATATCCCCAACAGTTATAGGCGGTGGCGGTCAGGATAGCTGCTTAATACCTAAAACAGGCGGCATACAAGTAAGTCTCTTTGGTTTTAGCTTTGGCGGTATGGAGCAAGACGATGAGTGCAACAGACGCAAGGATGCCCGATTAATTGGTACGCCACAGCAGATAGGCGGCATGGGATTACAAGTCTCAGGTATATCCGTTATGTGTGGCAATGCGGAAGTGTTCAAGGCAATGGCATTAGCGAATACACCATGCCCCGTAATGGACGTTGACAAGGGTAAGCTATTAGTAGGTCGTGAGGCATTTGAAATGATGCGTGGCGATCCAAAGAGTTTTGTGGTAGGATACCGCAAGGACAAAAAGTTCTGGGATAATTTATTAAGAATAGGTAAGGAATTAGATGATGTTGAAAAAGCTACTGATAGCCGCAGTGTTTCTGAGCGTTTTAGGTCAAGCCGCACACGCAGACGAAACGGTCGCTAATCTTTATAATGCGGCAGACGCAATACGTCAGAAGTTAGAGTTATCTAATCACGCATGGACAGTCGATATGCATGCCCATCAGGGTAACATTGTTGAAACAGGTGTTAGCAACGAGGCTATGATTAGTGAGACTATGGTGGTTCAATACAATAACGCAATTCAAAACGTCTTAAACACAAGTTACTTGACAGCTAAAGATGTCTTTGAGGAAAAGCATAACGAGGCGATTGATAATATGCATATGGCTATTGATGACCTTATGGGCGCGACAACCAAGCTATCTACAGTTAGTGTAGTTGCTGAGTTAGCAGTTAATGCAGATACTACGCAGGAGCAGTTACAGGTACAGCAAGCACTAGCGCAGACCGACATGACAATTACTGAGACTGATGTTAATAACTATAACACCGCCTTAAATGATGTTGAGAAGTTTGCACAGCAAGCAGGTGCATTTTTAAGTGCCGCACAAGATGACAGCATTACGAGTGCAGTTGATAACTATTCAGCGCAAAACAATATTGCGGTGGCTTCATATAGTGCCATTGAGTATACGCAGGATATTGATAAGTTTGTAATTAGCTATGACAATGACTTGTATATGTCGTTTTCAGGCTTCTTCCAGAACAAGATGGTTAGTGCTGATGATATTTACAATAATACGATGTATGTACAATGAGTGAAGTAAGTCTAAGCGGATTAAAGGCGGTATGGCTTACTCTGGCATTACCGGTATTATCTGGTATTAGCGGTGCAATATACTTTGGCTATGACGCAATAAAGCGTTTTGAGATAGTCGAGGATAGCAATGGCGAATACTCATCTGATATAGGTGAATTAAGGGGTGGTCTGACCGCAATACAGAGCCGTACACAGTCGTTAGAGCAAGCCATGCAGGATAATGACGTTAGAGGGCTTGCGCCAAAACTGAGCGAAATAAGCACTCAAATGGAAACGATCTTAGAACAGCAGAAAGAATTACTTGACTTGCGTAGTAAAGTTGAGAAGTCAGAAACTATAACTAATGGCTTGGGTGACAAGCTAGACAAGTATAATACCGAAATAGAGGACTTGTGGGAGGCTTTTGACGAGGCTGTCAAAAACCCATTAAAATAAGGAAATGATATGTTAAGTCAGCTAATATCTCCAATTACAGGATTGCTAGATAAGGTAATCACAGACAAAGACCAAGCGGCTAAATTGGCACACGAGATCGCCACAATGTCTGAGAGACATGCACAGGAGTTAGCCAAGGGTCAGCTAGAAGTTAACAAGGCAGAGGCTGAGACAGGCTCACTATTTATTGGTGGTTGGAGACCATTTGTCGGATGGATATCCGGTCTTGGATTATTATACAATGTCATAATAGCTCAAATACTTGGAATATGGTTTACTGTCCCAGAAGTTGATGCGTCACTGTTAACGCCAGTGTTAATGGGTATGCTAGGAATGGGCGCAATGCGCTCATACGAAAAGAAGTCAGGTGTAGCTAAAAAATGAATAAGCTAATTGAACAATTAAAGATACACGAAGGTATGAAGCTGAAGCCCTACAAGTGTACGGCAGGTAAGCTAACAATCGGAATTGGCAGAAATCTTGAGGATGTAGGCATCTCAGAAGACGAGGCTAATATGTTACTTCGTCACGACATCCAAGAGGCAACAAGGCAACTGCTACACGCCTTCCCGTGGATGGTTGACTTTAATGATGCACGAATAAGTGCCATGATAAATTTCACTTTTAATGTCGGCATTGGCACAGTCAAGAAATTTGAAAACACGCTTGCTTATATGCAGTCAGGCGATTGGGATAAGGCGGCAGACGAGATGATGGACAGCCGATGGGCGAGGCAAGTAGGCAATCGCGCCATCGAGGTTACTGACCAAATCAGAACTGGAAAATGGCGTTAGGATTATTTTTCAAGTAAATATTCTGCTTATTTTCGGGCATCATCTGCAAGAAGTCAAAGGGCGTTAATTTTATGCCTTTTTCCTCTGCCATATAAATTAACAAGTTGACATATTTAGGCTGCACATAGATATACTGATCTCGCCTCTTTTGAAAGTTTTCAATCGTTTTCGGCAAGCATCCAAGCCTGTCTGCAACTTCCATCTTGCCGCCCAACTTTTCAATCAAGTCACCAATAAATAATTTATTTTTAATTGCCTTTTTTGACAATACAATATGGCTGACTTCCTTTTTAAAATTATGATGTTCAATACCCTTTAGACGAGTTAGCGCATCCTGCTTATGAGTTATGTCAACTTCAATCGCCTTGCGGTTATTTTTGACTTCAATCTTCTCATAAGTTTCGGGCAAGTCTTTTATCATTTTCAGTGCGTATCGCGTTAATACTTCTAACTTTTCGTTGTTTTTAACGCCTTGATTAATAACCGCCTGAACGTCAATTTTACTTAATGGGTAATACTCTCTTATTGTGTGATAAACAGTTTTATTTGTAAGTTCCTCTAAAACCATTTGTTTTACTATTTCTCTGCTTGTAAGCATTTTGTTTTTTCTCCTTTTTATATCCCTAGTATTGCAGGGTTTACAATATTTCGTCCAATCTCACCAAATTCAGAATGAAAGTAAATCGCCTTCATAGTCTGCTTGGCTCTGTATCCGCCATCGCTTGCATATGCGTCCTTTGGCGCGAGTATGCCAAAGCTCTCAATCATAATCCCTGCAAATTCACGCTGTATGTCGTGGTGAATGTGACCTGTCATAATAGTACGGTACTTAGTATCGCCCCAAATCTTCGGGTAGTCACTAGCTATCACAAGTGGCAACTTATCCATCTTAATCTTGTCACCGTGGTGTGTGCCGATAAGGTTGTTACCGAATTGAAACACATGACAATTCTGCGGTGACCTGTCTACAGTTACTCTTGGCTCATTTTCATAATGCAAGAAAAAAGTCTCCTGAAGAATAACAGTCGAGCTTTCATCGTGATTGCCCTTCTCAATAATCAGTCGCACGTTCTTATGCTTCTTGAGTGCCGCATTAACTAAATACCTTATGGTTCTAATTGCGGCTCTCACAA